CCATCGGCCAGGGGTTGGACGCTGGTAACGGTTCCCGTGCTACTGATGACGCCGTTGCCGGTGCTGGATATTACATTCTGTTCTATTGCTACTTTGATGTAATTACCTGGAGCAATTCCGGTGGCACGGTCGGGTACTGTTTTGAATTTGATCGCGTGAGTGACTCGCCTGCGCACAGACAAAAAGTAACATGCTGCTTGCACTGCATGGTTTTTGCTGGTGCAGTAGGCGGACATGTCAAAAGTTTCTTGCGCCAGGTTGGCAGGCCGATCTGCAAAACGCACGCGCACGCTACGGCTTTCAGGGAATTGGTTTTTGCCTAAGTTTTGACGGTATACCATCACTGCCTCGAAATCTCGGCGCTGATCCAGGCTTAGGTATTCGACGGAAAAACTGTTTTCGATAATGTTTCCAGCGGTAAACATATTAGTAACGCCGCTGCCTGAAATTGCCGGGACAAGACTAAACTTGCCGTTGGCTATAACAAAGTTTAGCAAAAAGAACGGAGCTATACTTGTGATGTATTCACGGACGTTGGTTTTATCGGTAATCGCGCCGTCGAAGAATAAACCGCGTGACGCGCAGAAAGAAGCAGCAGAGGCAAACGAGGCGCCATCAATTAGTTGATCGCTGAGCACGTTAATGCGCTGCAGCAAATACTGAACCAGTGCGGGGAAGCTGTTGCTTGCGTTAATACCACTGCCGATCCAGATCCGTAGCTGATCCAGCGACGTGACGCTCCGGCTGGAGCGTAGGGACATCCCTACGGTGGCCAGGGAAGCAAAAGTAGGTTCTATTGCATTGCTGTTAAATTCGTTGACGTAAACAATCCTGTGCTCTGGCTGGCTGTCGCAACTACGCGTGATCAGGTTGGCGTAAGCAGACACCTCTGCAATTCCTATGTTTGCGTCAAAGTTACGTATGAGTGTGCCATCGGACGGTGTATGGATTGCTTGCTCTAGCTGCGCACATTCCTGCACCGTAATAGGCTGTACGGGTGCGGCTAATGTAATGCCGTTAGCGGAGAGAGTCGTCTGGTTTACACCGCCTGTTAAAGCGTACAAAGTACCTGTTAGTCCCAGGCGGGCTATGTAAGCTCCTGTCAAGGGAACAAAGCGAAACTCCAGTAGGCTTTTTGTTCCGTGGCGGACAGTTATTTGGTGGAATTGATCTATAGGAGAAGAGCCTCTTACGCAGAAATTAACACCTGTTTGAATCCATGTAGTAGCTCCGAGGCGCCTGTAGTAAATAGTAAAGCCTGATGTACGAGTGAAATAATCATTCATAACACCGGACTGCACCGCCACATTATCTACGTCCAGCCTGCCGATTTGTTCTTCTGACAGCAAAGAGTTAAAGTTGCAGAGTCCGTTGAACCTGCCCCAAACTTGGCTTTTCAAACCGATCTGGGTGATTTCACAGGCGCGAGTATTTTTTATGGTGCCTGCGGTGAAACGAGCCAGGTTGTCGTAAACTGAGCCGGCTCTATTAGGTGGTGGCGGGTTGCCCTGGTGTTGGTTGATATTTCCTGCGACTGTTGTTACGTCCTCTAAAGTTAAACTACGAATATCTGAACTATTTAGTACCTCAATGCAACGCAAAGTAATTAGTTGAGTTTGGCCGATAGTCCAGATAGGAAGACTACGATTTACTACGCGCCACACACTGTGGTTGATGATTACAGTTTCACCCAACTGCAGCATATCGTCGGTAGCCGCGCATTCACTATCCAGCAGATTATTTACATCGTCTAGCTCTCCTCCACCCCGTCCGTCATTTTCCCCGAAAAAGTTTTTAGGGGGTAGGGTATTGCCTGAGATAACGTAGGTTACGGTAGCCCCAACGCCACCACTGCTGCTGGTGAGGCCTTGACGTCTAAAGTATCCATAACCTGTTCCGCCGTTGTTGTACCATATTTTTGTTGCTGTCTGCAAAAAACCACAAATTTTTGCCCTGTTTCTTTTTAGAATCTTTTTACCGGGGGCGTCTACGCCTACAGATACAATCGCATAATTTACTTTGTACTGTGTGCCATTCGGTGCAGGGTTGCTTACGCCGAAAACCGTGCTGTTGGAAGGTGTTAGGGCTTGGCAAAACCCAGACGGTCCCGTACCAGTGGCAAACAAATCGCTGGTCGTTTGCGGGTCGCCTGTTGCGGGACCTGACTGAGTGCCGTACAGAAGATTGGAACGAGTGGGGCGGCCACTAGGATTCCACCAAAAAGCGTAGTTAACAGGCTCCAGTGTGTTCAAGCCTGTGTTGCCGATGTACAAACCTGCTAAATCCGGCGCAGATACGCCGGTTTCACCCACTACGTAAATCAACTTATACGCTTGCTGGCTGGTGAGACTGAACATGCGGGACCACACCAGCCTGGGCGTCACCAGCACGCCGCCCGTCGAGCTACTCGTTTCGCTTTCGACGTACTTAGTCCAGATAATTGGGACACTTTCGCCGTACTCAGCTAGTTCAGCAAGAGAGTCGAAACCGCTCGTCTGTGCGAACCGATCCTGTCCTGTTCTGCTCTCTAGTGTTCTGCTGCCGCCGCCACTTTTAGGTTTTGGTGCCAGCAGGTAACTGACGGCGCTAGTTACAAGGCCGATGGCAACGCTTACAAGAATAGAAACAGTGATCGGATCACACCGGATATCCGGCACCAAGTCGTATTCGGCGGGACGAATGCCCGCTTTTCGCTGCGATTCTTCGACAAAAAATTCGTACTCTTCGCGGCTGCAACCAAGCAGCTCGATCAGTTGGATCTCGTACGGAAGTAGTACCCTTTTTCTAGTCCCGACAAAGGGCACCAGGCTACCTGCTTGATTCGCGGACTGATGTGCAGGATCCCTTGGTTCCATACCGCAGCGAAGGCCCAACGATCTTGTGGTACAAGAACCACATCGCCATCATAGCCCGGGCGGTCAACCCGTCTGCCCCAGTGCAGTAACTCGCGTAGCACCCGCTGTGTGGGCATGCTGTACCAGTTGGGATTAAAAGGGGGTAGTTGAATATTGACTTCGTTTAATACTACGTACACGAGATGGATACAATCTATCTGTCGGTCTGTGCCATCGGCACCGAGACAGTAATCCATCCCGATTAAATCAATACACGTTAACGCCACTGGAGTTGGGCAACGGGCCGATTAAATCCTCAGTTAAGCATCGGAATGGAATATCGGTGCCTACGGCATCCAACACTGTGCTGAGTTCTAAGTTAACTGTTTGCTCGTTCCAGCTGGCAGCGGATATTTGCCCGATGTAGTTATACAGTGTGTAGTTTTGATTTAATACCTCGGTAGTTACGGTTGCAAGCCAAGCACCGTTGAGTGCGTCGGTTGCCCACGAACGTGCCAAGGCATTGGCAGGGAATACAAGTGTGGCTGGAACGTTGTCGCCGTTGCGGTTGATGGTAGTCCCGGAAAAACCAAACGGAAGGAAGCCGCTCCCGTTCAGGTCGTAATTTTGGAACTGCTGCCCGTTCAGACTTAAGTTGTTGCCGATTACGAGTTCCATCAGATACCGACTCTCCTGCGGGCACTAGGAGCATTTTGCAGGCGGCGTAGTGTACGTTGTTCGCCTTGCTGTGCGCCTTGCTGTGCTGCTCTTTGCATTCCAGCCTCGAACTGACTGGCTGTAACGTAATCTACGCTGTTGATGCGCTCCACGGTGTAACGCACGTCGATGGCACTGGTGCCGGCGGCGTTTGCGCCAGCCTCATCTGTTGCCTCTGCGCCGCCTGCGCCAGCTCCGCGTCCGGTCGGCACAGGACGGTAGCGATCCATGGCTGCCGTGCTGGCGCTGACACCGAGGCGGCCGTCGGGTCCGCGCTTGAGGGGCATGATGGCCTCTGGGCCGGCCTCGCCCATCAGACCGTTTTTGGTAGTGCCGCCATCGGCAAACTTGAACAGGGTGGGGCTAGTAACAATGCCGCCGTTGGCGAATTTGGCGATGCCGTTGGCAAATGACGCTCCATTCGCAGCCAAACTAGGCATTGAAAATGCCGCAGGATTAAAACTGATTCCACTGGCGGCTTTACCCAAGCCACCACCACCGCCTCCAGGGAACAGGCTAAGAATGCTATTCAGGATTATCATCTGCATCCACTTAGCAATCATCTGCGCTGCCATATCCAAAAAGTAGTCACCCACACTCTTGAAGAAAGTGGCCAGGGCAGTCTGGGCACTCATGCTTCCGCTGATTACGCCCTTGAAAGATTCGGCAAAAGCTGTACCAATGGTCTGGGCAGCGGAAGCAACTTGGTTGATGGGATCTATAAGGGTGTTTAGTTCTCCCCGGACGCCATCGGCTATACCTTGGAGGCGCTCTCTGTTTGTGGGTCCGGCGCCAGGGCCTGCTGCAGCCGCGCCTTCGATGGCTTGTTTTTGCTGCTTAAGTAAATTAAGTTTTTCTTGGAGTTTGTAAACGGCGTTGCCATCTAACTCTCCTTGCAGGATCTTGCTTTGGGTGATGGCTATTTCTAGATCAAGTTCTTGTAACTTACCGCTTACAAGTTTCTCGAAGTTAGCGCGACGTTCTGCTTCTGCGGGCAGGAGGCCCTCATTGACGAGACGGCCATAGGTTTTTGCGTACTGGAGTTCCAGTTCGCGCTCTTTGCGCATATCGGTGAACATCTGAACGGAGCTTCTTACCGCATCCTGCATTTCCAGTTCTTTTTCAAATCGCTCCTGCTTAATTGCGCGAATCTTGTCTTCGCTTTCCAGTTGAGCGGCGACAATACGAGCTTCGGCAATTTTTGTGATTACAGCTTTTTCGCTTGCGTAGTTAGCGCCAAGTAAGGCTTTGTTGCGATCTCTTTCGATGTCTGCAATTTCTTTTGCTAGTTCAGTTTCTGCGGCAAGAAGATCTCTTCCGTCGAACCGCAAATCTCTAATTCGATCTTCGGCTTGCCCGATGGCGACGATTGCGTTGAACTCTTCGACAAGTTGTTGGGTGCGGTCTTCGGGCGGTGCCGCTTCCTTACGACCGCCTCCGCCCGCCGACGGAGGCAACTGTCCAGGAACGTTTATGCCACCAATCCTGGTACGGGCCTCCGAGGGATTGGGTCCTAGTTGTGTACCACTCAGCCGTCGGTACAGGTCTTTTTCTTGTGCAGTCCTGAAACTTTGTACCTCTTGGTCGAAAGGGTTTATAGCCCGCAGCCCAAACTTTTTGCGCGTAAGCGCTTGCGCTCCAGCGGATGCTTGAATGCTTGCTTGGGCCTTTTTTCCTCCTGCAAGTAGGTCAGTTATACGATCTATACCGCGTGCAGCTGCCTCTACAATGCTAGCTAATCTATTACTTAACCAGTCTAAAGGCCCTTGCAGTGAGCTTACTACAAGCCCTCCTAGGCGGGACAAGGCTCCACCTAGATTTCCAGTGGCTGTGCTTAAGTTGTCGAAACCTGTTTTAGTTTTTTCGGCTGCATTTACTCCGTTATTGCCTAAGTCTATAAGTGTCGTAGTTAAATCTTTGACGGAAATTTTGCCGTCTTTTGCCATTTGTAAGATGGCAGAACGGCTTACGCCGTATTTATCGGCCAGCGCTTGCTGGATGGGTATGCCCTGGCTAGTGAGCTGGTTGAGTGTTGCTTGCGTTACTTTGCCTGTCTCTAAAGCACTCGTAAAAGCGTTGGTTGTTTTATCAATTTGACCGCCGTATTTTTCGGTAAGTGTACTTACAAGTCGAATAGCATTCGCCTGGCTTTCCAGATCGAGGCTAAGCCCTCGGATGTTCTGGACAGAAGACTCGAACTTGTCGAAGTCCCCGCCGGCTTGTTTAAATGCCGTCGCTAGCAGACGAGTTTGTTGTGCAGAAAAACCTAAGTCTTCGCCGAGTTTTTTGACTAGGTTGCCCTTAGATGCAAGATCGCCCAGCAGTGTGCCAAGC